GCGGACCATTTCGCGCGCTGCCTCAATCCGGCGGGCCAATTCATTGGCAGCTTTTTTGCCGTTTTTGTCCTTTTCGCCCGTGCCGTCACCTGGAGGGGTCACGCCTCCTCCGCCTCCCCCAAAATCAGTAGGGTCACCCTTAGGAAATAGCTCGTCTACGGTGTAGGTTTTTATTCCAGCAAACTTTGCGTACGCTGACGCCGCCCCAGGCGCTAGTTTTAGGAAATTTTGTAGATTAGCGGCGCCTAGTTTTAAGGCGGATGTCATTATTTTAAATATAGGGCTTATCTGCTCAAGAAGCGATACGGCTTTCTGCGCAAATTGGTATACACCAAAGATTATGCGCCGTGCCGTTTCGGAAACAATGATTGCTCCGTTTACAAAATTAGTGACAAATTGCTTAATGTACGGGGCAAGATTATTGAATAATTTTACAATAGACGTAAAGAAGTCTTGAGATCCTGCTCCAACTTTTGCAAAGAAACCACCGAAAATTTCAGCCGAATTTTCAAGAGCTATCTGAAGGCGTAGACCGGCTTTTTCAGGCCCTTCAGCAATCTTTTCGGCAATCTTGCCGTACTCATCGCCCTGGGCGCGGGCAAATCGCACAAACTGTGCAATCGTTACTTCGCCTTTTTTAAAAGCTTCTGTTAACTGCGGTAACGACATATTGTTTGCCGCTGCGAACTTGGCTACTGCGCCGGGCAAACGTTCGCCGATCTGGCCAGAAAGTTCTTCAGCACTCACTTTGCCCTTTGATAGGACCTGAACAGTTGCCCTGATAATTGCGTCAAGATCTTCTTGGCTCTTACCGAAAGCTACGTTTGACGCAATCAGGCCTCTATAGATTGCCTCAGTCTGTTCAAAACTTAAATTATTAGCTCTTGCCGCTGTTGCGATCTGGGCCAGACCTGACACAGCGGGTTTCAGTGAAACCGCGTAGTCAGCACTGACTTGACGAGCCAGTCCAATAAGACGGTTGTAATCGTCTACACCTGTTGACGCTTGAGCCAGAGTCTTTTTGGCAAGAGTCAGTTCAGCGTTGAACTCAGCAACACCGCTTGCCTGTTGACGTAATTGTGATACCTGCGCACCTACAGCAGCGCCAGCAATGGCACCAGGAGCTCCAGCTATAAGGCCGCCTGCCAAGCCGCCAATAGCTCCTTCAGGTCCACCAAAGATGCCGCCAGACAACATACCGCCGGCACCAGCAGCAAGATTTCGACCGACTCGCCCCATGCGGCCGCCTTTGTTCAGGCGAGCCAGCTTTCTGTCTACTTTGTCGATCTCATTACCAACCTCTCTATACGCTACTGACGCCGGATTTAAACTATTTCGCAACGTGGTCCATGCAGACCGCTGACTATTCAGACTGTTGATACTGCCATTTGATGCGGCGGTTGCGGTACGGATGTCGGCGGCGACCTGTTTATACGATCTACCCATAGCATCGATGTAGCCCCTAGTCCGGGCCATTCCAATATCACCGATCTGCTGGTATAGGCCGCTGATTTCTCTTACTTGTGTGGGAACCTGGCGCGGGCCTGCTTGCCTTGCCTGCTTTTCGCGGTTGCGCCGTATGGACTTTGCAACCGGATCTGTTCCGGCGTACATCCCAAACTGCTCTTGCGTGCCAAGGCGGCCGCGGATTTGTGCCTTGCGGGCAGCGGTGCCAAACGGATCGGCAATCTCACTTTCGAGTCGATTGATCTGAGCAAGAACCTGGCCGTATTCACGTGACCCAGCGGTCAGATCTCGTAAGTCGCTGCGTAGTTCGCGTACACGCTGAGCAAGCTGAGCTGTCGTATTAGCGCTAGTACTTATGCCGCTTGAGTACTCTTCTGTTATTTGTGCGGCAGTACGAGATTCGACATTGTTGTCAATTTTTGCCCTGGTAGTTGCATTGATAGCGTTTTGTAATCTGGCTTCGATACGAGCTTGCGCTTCAAGTAATACTTTTAATTGGCCTTGCTCTTCAATGTACTGAGGGTTTATCGCTTTCCCTTCAATAAACCGCTCCGCTTGCGCGGCTTGCTGCAGCTGGGCAACTTTGCCAAACAGACCACCTGGAGTTCGCGAGACAAAGCGACCCTGTGCTGCTCGGAAAGATACTGCTCTTTCAGTAGCATTAGCTTGAGCTTCAGCCTGTTGGAGCCGACGCTCAAACGCTTCAACGTCTCTGCTCAGCTGACGAAATACTTTGCCCCCGGCAGTCGCTTGTTTTTGTAGATCGCTTAGGGCACTAATCTGACCTTTAAGAACAGCAATACTTGCTCCGCCCTCGCGGTTGTACGCAACAAGTTCAGAACGTATTTGCTCTAATGCTGCGTCCGTAATACCTATAGTCTTTTCAAGGCCACGAAACGAGCCCTTCAGCTTTTCAAGCTGTTCCTTGCCGTCAAGCTTCAGCCTTAGAAAGATGTCGCTTACGGTCTTAGCCATCGGAGCTCTTCTTGCTGAGTTCGCTCAGTGCTGCGGCCTCCATGATCTGAAGGCCCTCAAGCATGTCGCGGCGGTTGTCGACATTGTAGAGGTCAAATAGCCCTCCAGAACTAAGCAGCACTTCATACTTCAAGCCCACGTAGCCGGCCATGCTGGTCGTCCACTGGGTCTGCATACGCATGAACATCATTACGATGTCCCAGTTATCGTCCCAAACTTCAAAGTGGTCGCTGCTTTCTTCCTTGGGCTTGGGCAGGACAATGCCAAGGGCTTTGGCATCATCCTGCGAGTGATCCTCGACCCGCTTGCCGCCGCCGGCCCAGTAGATCGCAGCGTCTTTTAGTTTCCCGACTTAGCGCCTTCAAAGGTGTCGGTATACGCCTTGAGGACGCCGCGGATCCAGTAAGGGTCGTCGCTTAGGTCGCGAAGGGCGTCTAAGGAAAACGGGACTGCCTTGCCATCCTCGTCATCAATGCCGTCCCAGCCCACTAGTACAGCCTTGAGCAGTTCAAATTCGCTTTTCTCGCTCAACTTGAGGAAGTCCTTGCGGCCAACACGTTTGAACGTTGCATCGAAAGTGTTGGTGTCAAAAGTGCCGCCGTCGCTAGGCTCCTCAATACTTACGGGCCACTTGAAGGTTTTGACCTTCTTGCGTACGAACGCCATAAGAAGAAGTAGTAGTTCCGCTTTATCTTACAGGCACAAAAAAGGGCCGCATCAGCGGCCCCGAGGTCGGTATGGGTTTTTGGCTTAGGTGAAAGCCAGAGAAAACTCGTCGTTACCGCTGGTGCTGGGCACGCAGGTATAGGGGATGTTGAACATGGCAATGCCGTCCTGATCTCCATAGGACACGTCGCCGATGTCAACACGGGTGGAAGCGAAGTCCACGATGTTGCCGGCGGTGGTGCCGTGGGTGAAGTCCAGGTTGCCCAGGCTGGTGTCAGTCAGAGCAGCAGCGAAGTAATTCTTCGAGGCGATGCTCACGGCTTCGATGGTGGTCGAGCCAGTAGCAGCGCGGTCGGTCAGGATGACTTCTTTGTCGCAACCGATCAGCTCGCGGTACACCAGGGTGTTGCCGATGTCGAAACTGAAGGACTGCAGGCAGCCAGCGAATGAAAGGAGCTGGAAGCTGCTGGTGTTGCCGTTCTTGAAGATCAGCGGAGTGGCCTGGTTTGCAAAGGTCGCAGAAGGCAGTGCGCTGTCGTCAGGGGCGTTGTAAACGCCGGTGAAGGTGAAATCAATGGTAGGGATTTCGCCAACGTTGGCAGTGATCTGGAACGTGCCACGGCAGCCGGTCACCTTGTGGCGCAGACCATCAATGTTGTAGTAGATGGTGACGCTGGAGAAGCTTGCGCTAACAGGGGCGTAGGTGACGCTGGTGGAAGCGACGACGGTTTCATCAAGGCCGCAAGCTTGAAGGGCCTTGCCGTAGGCAGGAGCCGTGCCAGCGGTGCCGGAACCGGTCAGCTCGACGCTAAAGGTGCATTCAACGCGGGTGTTTGCCAGAAGCTGCTCGGAAGCACCGAGGTAGGGGCGAACAACGTCGCGATTGACAACATCACTCTGCTGAGGGGTGATGTTCAGGTCCCTTACGAGAACGGCGTCGGTTCCGGTTGGAGTCGGATCCGTCCCGTACGTTGACTCCGTTTCGATCAGGATTAGGCGTTTCCGCAGGAGCAGAGCCATCGGTGGTTACCTCGAATGGTGTTGGGGGAGACGTGCGCTTGATTAACTTGCGCTCGCCCGTTTCCGGGTCCAGCAGGTAGCTCCCGCCTTCACCACGGTGTTCATCAGTCATGGTAAGTCGAGTGACTTGTTAGGCCCAAGTCTAGATCTGGTGATTTATTGGGTCAGATCAGCAACTTG